CTAGCCACCAGCTCGATACGTTGCTGTGCGGCAGACATAATCTGAGCTACGCCTGAAGCTGTCTTGTTCAGTGAGTTGGAATCCAGCCCCTGATTGTAAGCCGTAACGCCTGTGCGCTTCTTTTTCATGTTGTCCATATACTCGACTAACGAGTATGCGGTCGCAGGTAACGGTGGATGTGATAGCGGCATGATGGCAGTCATCGGGTCGCCTTCGGTTCTCACGATACCGCCTGGGCGTGATGTCAACATATCATCCAGGTTTACACGGTCACTGATGGCGTATCTACCGTTGTTAGCGAGATACATATTGTCCAATTGACCGCGCAACAAGGTGGACTTGATTAGCTGAATGTCCATCGTTAGGTCAGCATAACTGCGTCCAATGTGACGGTGCGGCATCATCATCGGAGTGAGAGACGCGAATGGGACTATCTCGGCCTTCTCTTTATAGATGATCTCGTTACCTATAACTACATAGCGCCAGCGTTCGTTGTCTACTAGGCAGTCGGTGTCTTTAACCAACAGCTCGTCCTGATCTACCGCTCTATCGTATTCTTCTGAGTAAATATCACGAGCGTTTGATTCTTCATCCCATCCCTGAGTAACATCAGACTGTAGCTCTTTGGCCTTCTGCTTCGAAATTTTAAACGTCTCGGCAACGGCAGCACGAGACATGTACTCTCGATGCTGCACGAATCGTGACTTTTGCAGACATGTTCCGCTTGTATCTACTGATACCAGCATGTTTTCAGGAGCCACGTTGCAAATCTTGACTTGCCCGCGAATCTCTCTGACTTCAATCTTTACATTATGAATCATTGGCTGAGGAATTGTTGCAGGGTCAGCCCCTTGCATCTGAGCCTGCTGCATCAGCTCTTCCATGTTTACCGATTCGTCAGGGTAAGATTCAATCTCCTTGATTGTTACCTTATCGTCAGATGCCATCATTTGCAACTGAGCGTCAGTCAAGCCTTCGTAGTCTTCTTCCTCTACGGATTCATCTTCTTCGTAGTAAACTTTAACATAACCATTTTTGCTTAAGAGTGCGTCCTTGAACCAAATATAGAATATCTCGAAGCCGTTATTCTTCTCCATGACCACATGGTTAATGTAATCCGTCTCTTGTTCGGCTTCTTGCTGATCTTCTGGCCCCTTAGGTGAGAACTCAATGACTTTATCCCCTGATACAAACACCTTCAGCAACTGCGGAAGGGCTGATTCGATCGTGTCCTGCACGTCATAACTGACAACCTGAGACCGGCCCTCGACTTCATTGCCGAAAGGCTCGCCCAGATAAAAGTCAATCGCTCTTGCACGCTGGTCTGATAGCTCGGAATCATTCTCGCCATAGGCGATACTTTCCTCTTGCTCTATCTTGTATAGGATTTCTTCATCACGCATTTACTGTTCTCCTGCGCCCGCGCTTGGGCTTTTCAGGCGCTTCGATAACCTCAACCTTGCCTTTGAGTTGCATCTCGATAGACGCGGCTTTTGATTGCAGCTCGGCAATACGCTTCCTAATTTGTTCGAGTGCTTGATTAAGATTCGCCATTAAACAATCCCTATGTTTGTATATTTGATAGGCTCGCCGCCCCACGCTTCGTTTTTCATTCCGTCTACAGCGGTGGCTAGATACCTAAAAGCGTCAGCGCCGTGGGAGTATTCATCGTGAAGCGGGGCGCTAGGCTCATTAGTTGCCTGATTGATCGCTCGTCTGTAATTTTTTAAGCACTCAATCAATCGTATTGCAGATTTATCAAAGTAAACTCGATGGAAGTTCATGCGAGCCAGTTTGATGCCATATTCAATATTGGCTAACGGAATAATGCGGACATCCCATCCTTGCTTCCGCATGATGTCTTCAGCGCTAATCCCATGCTTAAAATCTTTAGTCTGTCCGTCATGAGGTAGATACATCTGGCCCCAATTATACTTAAGGTCTTTAAGCTGTGCCGAGTAGCTGTCTAGCGTTCTATGGTCGTCTTCAATATACCCGATAATTCGAATGTCAGATATTCCGCGTTGGCACATGATAATTGACATTGAATCATTCCAGCCCAAGTCCATAACAACATGAACCTTTAGCATTGGGTCATACGGAACCGTAGTCACTCTGCCGTTCTCTTGCGCCTCACGAATCTCGTTTGCGTATATTGCGCCATCAACCGCAGCCTTGCATTCACCTAGCCAAATGTTCTTGTAATCTGGATTCGTCTTCTCGCTGTGCGCTCTCTCATCTTCAAGCACTTGAGGAAACCAAGGGTTGTCATAATAGTTTACTTTAACAACCCTGCACCCTGGGGGCGGGTTAATTACAAACCGCTGATAGGTGTCGTCAGTGTCAAGCGACGGGTTAAATGATGCCCATATCTCAGAGCCGTCTTTACGAATAGTAGGTATGAGAATATCCCAAGACTTCTTGCTTACCGTCTGCGCTTCTTCAACCCATGTAATGTCGCAACCCTCGAAAGACTTAATGGATTCAACTGTGTTAGTGGCAAGTCCGGTGAAGCTGAATGACGAGCCGTTTTGTCCGCGTATTTCTGTTTCAAGCACTTCGTAGAATGCACCCAATCCTAGTGCTTGTATCTGGTCATTAAGTAACGTGTGTACGGATTGCTTAATTGACTTCTGTATCTCACGAGCGCATAGAACTCGCAACTGTCTGTTAGCCGCTTGTAATAGCAACGCCCTAGCAAAGCCCCACGACTTGCCTGAACCTCGTCCACCGTATGCTACTTTATAACGGCATGGCTCAAATAAGAACTGTAATGACTCAGGGAACTGTGCGATTAGCTTTGACAAAATCAAGCCCCACGCTGATCGGTATTGCGCCACCATCAGGGCCGCTAAGCTCTGTAATCGCTACCGCCTTGCCATCAAGCCTGTCTCCCATTTCCTTGATTGCAGTCATGTCGCCTTCTTCGGCCTTATTCAATAAAGCCTCTGCGATTCTGCGTAATCTTTCAGCATCTGATTGTAAGACAGCGCGTCTAATTGTATTTGTCCACAATCTATTGTCTTTACTGGAATTTATATTCCCTGTTGGTGCGCCTGCGCCTTTGGGATTGGATGCTGTTTTCTCTGCCATTTTGATATGAGTCCTCTCGGTTGCTCACAGTGTTAATGTTATGTTCCGAGCATGCTTGTTGAAGGTGAGCCAAGTAGTCCAGCTTGATTAGCGTAGCCTTGACCTAAGAATCTACCTGCGCCAAAGTTACCACCACCAAGCATAGGATTACCTTGTGCTTGTGTTGGCATAGTGCCCATCATTGGATTGCCCATGCCCGGGAATAGTTGTTGCGCTGATGGTGCGTTGTATTGGTATGGTTGACGATTAGCCATTATGTTGCCGATGGTTGATTGATTACCTTGGCCAAACGGCATTCCGGTTAAATATGTTTTGTCATTTCTGCGACCTAAGTTTGCAAGGCCAGCAAAAGCATTGTTAAGCGGAGCTTGTTGAGACATTGTGTAGTATTGATTTGTTCGTGCATCAAAATACACTTGACCGCCGTATGGTTTGTTTTGTCCGTAATCCATGTTAAAGCTCACTCTCTTTTCCGTTCCCTGTCAGTGGGAATATCATTTGTTTATATGTAGCCCACCATTCGTTTGCGTAGTCTGTGTTTTGATAGTCATTGAAGCACGGTGTGCCGAGTGTGTGATGGACTAGCTTTGCGTCTGGATTATATTCAAACTCAGTTTCTAGCCAGTTCCATTCTTCCGGCAGCTCACCGATGAACCTTTGAGCCAGCCATTCAAACCTGTGAAGGAATGTGCCGGATGCGTTCTCTACCAATTCTGGAGTTAGTCTGCGATTCTGCCAGTGCTGACAGTTCCACAATATGACCGATGACCAGTTCTTGCATGGGTAATCTTCGTTTTTCGCGCCGAGATACTTGACTGGATGTTTTGTTTTGTAATCATGTTTTACTACTTTGACCGCATGGAAAGGGTCGCAATGGTCTAACAGTTTTTTTACGTCACCTCTAACAATCATATCGCCGTCACAGAACAGCGCATGGCCTTGATAGTTGCATAGATAAGGAACTAAGAAGCGCGAGTATATGAAAGCGTTAGAGCCATCATCGTGCGTTTCTTCGTAGAACTTAAAATGGTTTAGTGCTAATGGTGTAAATGATACTGGAATGGTGCTGTGCTGTATTACTGATTGGCAAAATGTATGGTATGCAACAGGCTCTACGTCACCGTCATAGCCTACGAATATACGGAGAGGTTCCATTTAATTTTGTTTATTATTAAAATAATCTAAAACTTTTTGTAACTTTTCCTCGTCCGTCATCCATGACCTTAAATCAAGGTCTGGCTGTTCATAGCTTAACGGAAGGTCGTGATCGGAAATTCTTATTTTTGTGTTCGTTGGCTTGTGCGTAATATATTGGCTTCTTGATTGAGTTGATTTACCAAAATCAAATTGATCGTCAGTTGCACCTAAATTATTTTTTAACATTCCTAAAAATGATTTTTCTGCTTTTTTTGTTGCAACACTTTTAATTATCTTGTCAGACTTTGCATTTCTTTTTAATAAATATTTACCTAATTCAATTGGATCGTCGCCTACTGCATAAAATGGTTTTGATGCACTTCCCCATCTTGGTTCATATCTGCCCAAATAATCACCACTACTAAGCAAACTTACGCGGCCCTGCATATCATCGAATAAATTTCCCGCTGCATCATACATGGGATTTTTCGGAAGATTATCTAAACCAAGAACAACATCTTGTGTTAAATTTTTTGGCGCAAAGCCGCTAGATTTTAATTTTATTGCCCCTAACAAACCACCAACATTTTGCATCGGGTTATTAATATCCAGCGCAACATTATATGC